CATTTCACCTTTGTAAAGAAATAATTACACATTATCCCGTGCTGTTGTTGCTTCGTATTCACCCCGACTCATAGGCCCATCGACAGAGCCGAGCCAGACCCGACCACCAGTAGTCGTCAACTGGAACTTGTCGATGCGTCCTGCATCCTGCAAAGCGCGTACATATCCTTCCAAAGAACTTTTACTTGAACCTCTCAGAACCTCTGGAGTATCTGCATCCTCTGACCGTCTATGGACCGCATTTGCGCCAGCCATATGAGTCAGCGCAATACCATCGTTCTCACAATCAATAATCCACTGATACATGGCCTCAAGCTTTTGCTCCAGTGCTGTCCCCGTGTTCATTGCCGTGATTTCTTCGCTACGATCAGTCAGCAGCCCCGTGTTCATATCACGAATAAAATGCCGAATGTTTCGCATGGCTGGCCCGTTGGACTTCACCACTGCACCGTCGTAACAAGTGTTCCGCTGGAACGGTACACCAAGACGCTCACACATTTTCTTGGCACGAGTGGCATCGACCTGCCAGACGGCGAATGCTGAACGCACACCGTCAACAAGAGCAGATGTACCCCGAATAAGGTTACGAGCTTGCTCTGGTGTCTTGATCACTGCGTCTTCCTTGATCTTCGTCATGTGGTGGCACAGAAGCACCGATGCGCCAGTTTCAGTAGCCATCTTTGCCAGCAGACCAGTCAGAGCCGCACCAGCAGCCGGATCAGCATTAACATCAGCATGTACGAAAGATGCGAGTGGATCGAACACAATGAGCTTCAGGTTTTGCATCTGTAACACTTGTTCGTATATTTTTTCGAACTCTTCGGATGTCGAGAACTCACCATGATTATCAGTCATGATAGGGAACACACCCCCCACATTTGGTAGCGGCACCACCTTGAGATCATAAATGTAGCCGTTCCTAGCCCCGAACGGGTCCAACCGATCAATTCGGCGGTGCATCTCAGCCTCATCATCCTCCGCCGTGAATAGCACCACGTTGCCGAACTCTTTGACCAAACCACCGAATGCCGTTGTCATTGGCTTGCCCGATGCGATCTTCATGCCCATGTCGAGAGTCATCATGCCTTTGCCCGAATCACCAGCAGCAGCAAAGATAATCGGCACCCCCATTGGGAATGTGCCTTCGATCAAGAACTTTTGTTCTGGTGCTTCGCCTTGGAACCGAGTCACCGAGAACGTATCATCCAGCAGGTTAATGTTCGTCTTTGTAACTTTTGCCTTGGTGTTAAGAAAGCTTTCAATGTTGAAGCCTTCTGTAACGGCGTCCGATGCGTCCCAACCTTCAGGCTTGCCCATAGGCGGTGTCAGCATTGTCACCGACTTTGCACCAGCGGCCAGAGCCAAGTCTTGAATTAAGTCAGCTAACTTCTTGCCAGCCGGATCATTGTCAGGCCACAGGATTACTTCTTTGCCCTGTAATGGAGAGAAGTCGAACTGCGCCGATGTCTTCTTGGTCAGCGCACCAGCCCCACCAATCGTGCATGTTGCTGTGTAACCAGCATTATTCAAAGAGTCAGCGCACTTCTCGCCCTCAACCCAAATCACCCGTTCCGATGCCAAGATGTTTGGGATGTTGTACATGGGGCGGATGTCAGGGAACTTGGAATAGCCAACGCCCTCGACAAACGGCCTGAACTCTTTCTTGGGCTTGCCGTTGCTGTTCAGCATGGGCTGCCCAGTGATGTCCTTCACATTGTACCGACGCACCGTGACCAGCACTTCGCCATCTGCATTGGTGTAGATGTACTGTGCGTCATACGGTGTGTTGGCGTTGTATTGTGTTTTTATCGGATGTTCGACAGGCCCGTTATCCCGAACAATTTGTGGCTGTGCGTTTTCGAGATAATCCGAGAACATTTCTTTGATCTCGCTCATCTTCATGTCCCTGCCGTGCATCAGAATCTTCACGATGCCGCCCACACCAACACCACCATTGAAGTCCTGCCCACGCATAAAGTGTGGTGATGCCGGATCAATGTCGATCTTCATCGACTTGCCAGAATCACCAAGCAAGGAGCCAATGTAGAATGTTTTGCCATGAATGCGCCCAGCAGGAAACGTATCCTGAAGGATGCGAATTTGTTCTGTTTTAGGAACTTTTCTAGAAATCTCTTCGACTAATTCATGTGCCGAAACACTAGATGTTGTATTGCCAAACCTTACCACACTCATTATATTGATTCCCATCAAGCATCAGTTTTACCTTTTGGGGCGGTTCATGCCGCCCCTTCTTTTTGCCAACAAGTTTTGCGGAACTCACACCACTTGCAAATGTGAAAGTCGTCATTCTGCGCGATACGCGGAAGAATGTCATTACCCCTTGTAGCCTCCAAAATTTGCACAGCCTTATCACTTGTCTTCTGTGCAAGGTCTGCATCGAATGGCACCATTTCTATGTAAATCTCACTTGTATTCTTGTTTAGAACTGTGAACACGCACGGGTTCTCTGATAAATTCATATATGCTTGATACAGCGCCACTTGAGCCGCATAGACTGGGTTAGCCTGCGCCATACCTTTGCGAACAAATTCGTTAAACTTCTTATCCGATGCGGATTTACATTCCCACAGCATTGGATAGGAGAGGTGTACTGGACCGCCACATATTACACCGTCGATGTGACCACGAACTTCGCCATCCGCCGTGTCGAATCCAAATTGTTCCCCATATTTCTCTGTGCGTAGATCGAACCCAGCATCACGAAAGTACATAATCATCAGATCTTCGATGGTGTGGCCCAGAGCAAATGTTCGTAAAATTTTCGCTGGGAATCCTTTGTCCGTATCTTTTTGCTGTCCCATGTACCTGTATTGAAGTTTACGAGCGCATGGATCACCGAGAGAGGAAGCCCCCAGATACTTACGTTCTGGTTGCTTGCGCTCTTTCTCAATGACAGCCCGATCTAACTCTTTGATGATTGCTGTTGCTTCTTCAGAAGGGGATGGTGGCTGGCTCTGGTTTGACGGAATTTTGGACGATCCGGTCAAATAGCTCTGCAAGGTAAGGTTCTGTGTAGACATCTTCTAGCCCTTCTGTCTTCTTTGCGATAAAGATCAATCCCACCACTTCGTCTTCTGTTAGATCAACCAGACGTTTATTCCATCCTACGGTTTCAAAGTATTCTGCAACCCGTCTTAGTGGATTGTCTCCTGCGCCTCGTGCGCTGCCATCATGTTCAGCCATTCTTCGCCCTCCTCATCAAAAGTAACCATTGCGGTTAGGTAATGTTCAAGATCAGGTATATCGACCACAACCGTCACACACCTATACTGATCTTGCTTGTCTTCAGTGAAGTCTATGATTGCGTCAATCACCTGACGCTGCATGCCATCAAGGTCTTTTACGTTTGCAAAATTCATAAAGCATGAAGTTTGAACCGAGGTTCCTTCTTTCCTATGGAACAGAAAGGTTACTTCACCTCTAGTCATGCTGACTCATCCATATCTGCCATTACGTCGTAAACAATCCGATCAACAAATTGCTTATTCCACACATAATTAAGCATACAAGCGGCTCTGTATTTAGTCCAAGAGAAGTCCATGACGCTAACTTTGACGCCATATCTTTCTAAAGAATCCCTTTGTTTCGGGCTTGGCCTATCATTTAACCAACGCTTTGTTTTCTTGGCTGCATCGCCAGATTCATTTTGCCTCATGTAATCATCAGCAGCAGCCATGGCCTGTCTCTTTGTGCCAACAGAAATAAGACGCACCTTAGACTTAGCCCTCTTTACGATTGCCATCGAAAGACCATCTACCTCTGCGATAATAGAAAAACAATCAAATCCAGCGGCTGATAGACAAGTCTCGTTTCCGAACAAATCTACCCATCTGAACGGGGAGCGGTCCATCAACTCCACCTCAGTCATATGGAAATGTTCAAGATCTTCTTTCTCTGCACCTTCGCCTTCTTCAGACCCGAACAAGTGTCCGCACATCTGACACTCTTTGACACTAAGCGGATTGAACGCTCCACATTCAGGACATTGCTTTTCTGGACCTTGACCCTCCATTTCAGAGCCATCAAGGTTAGCCTTTTCATCAATCCCCCCATGAGTAAGCACAGACGTACCAAAGTCCATGACAATGCAATCAGTCTTGATAACGCCGGGGAACTCTTCTTGATCAATGGTGCGTAAGCCACGGCCTACCATTTGCACCATGGTAGCTTTGTAAGAGCATGGCCGTGTCAGCACTACACAAGATACAGGTGGCGCGTCAAAACCCTCTGTAAGAACGGCGACGTTAACTACCACTTGCGTTTCACCATGGGCTAATTCATCAAGGATATGCTCACGATCATCCTTGGGTGTCTCGCCAGTAACCATGTCAGCGGACACACCATATCTTACGAATGTCTCACACAAGTCACTCGCATGCTGAATGGTGGAGCAGAAAACAATTGTCTTTCGCTCACCCGCCTTTTCTAACCATTCCTCAACAATGCGCTCGTTAATAGCGCGTTTGTTCATAATCGCTTCGACTTCACTCATGTCGAAATCAGAAACAGTTTTACGAACATTTTGCAGATCATCACGCACACCAACATCCACCACAAAGAATTTTGGCGGCACGAGAAACCCTTCACGGATTAGCGTGGAAATATCAATCTGGTGGCTGCAATTGTCGAAAACGTCCCGCAGACCCTTTTTGTCACCACGGTTGGGGGTTGCGGTAAACCCAACAATTTGCACCCCCTCATTGGCTTTCTTAGCGGCTTTAATGATACGTTGATATGTGTCGGCAATAGTATGATGAGCCTCATCGACAACGATAAGGTCAACCTTGGGCATTTGCTCAAGGTTGTTTTCGCGTGAAAGAGTTTGAACCATTGCGAATACGGCATCGCCGCTCCAGTCTTTTTGTGAAGCGTTGACGTAACTCGCAGATAACTCAGGGTTCACACGTTGAAATTTCGTGGAGTTTTGTGAAACCAACTCGTCACGATGCTGTAGGATCAAAACGTCTTTGGATACACCACGGCGCTTACCCACTAGAGCGGAAAGCATGATTGTCTTTCCAGCCCCAGTGGGAGCGACTACAAGTGTGTTACCAAATTTGTCCAGAGCATCAGCGGCATCATTGATTGCTACCTCCTGATACGGACGGAGCAACATGGTTAGCCTACCCGAAACCTATAGAATGGCTTCTCATAAGCACGAACAATTTTGATCCCACTTTTTTTGATCAGAGAAATTTCTTGATAGATCGTGCCTTTGGTTTTCCCTGTTTTCTCTATAATCTCAGGGACCGTGGCTCCTTTCTTTCGAGAAATCATAAGAAAGGTTTCTCGACAGAATTTTGGCATCTCAACAGTATCAGGAAGCTTTACGATGGTGGGGGGATTTACGGCCCCGGCTCCCCCCTTGCCGAGTTTGACGACCTCACGAGGGCTGCCGCCAAGAAATGACCTAATAAACTTTAACGCGCCCATGTTGGTGTTACCCCCGCTGTAGCTGTAGTGGCTGGTGCGCTAGGCGCTGGAACAGCTTGTGGCATAGGGGTAGCCGCCGGAGCAACTGCCGTAGTGTCACCTGCAATAAATTCTTTAGAGTCAGGAGTCAATACGGTCTTGATCTTGTTCTTATCCGCATAACCGTTATTGCCTTTCTCAATGCCCACCTTAAAACAGATTTGCATACCACTCAGCATATGAACGCCATTAACGCTGCCACGCTTCTGAGCAGCTTCTGGTGAGTCATCTTTCATGGCGATAGAGAAGTGGCTGTCAACCATGCGCTTAATGGTTTCAAGACCAATACGCTTGGCTACAGAAAAGCCGTTTTCATCTAACTTGGCACCATCGACAAAGATGTTCTGCCAAACCTTACGCTTATCATAAGAGCCGCCAACGATAGTCAATTCGATAGGCATCCACTTTGCGCCGCTCTGCGACGACTTGAAGTAGGTGCCACCACCAAATTCAGGCAGTTCAATATCACCGCCATCAAGTTTGATAAACGCACGAACAACGGTACCATCAGGAATCAATTCAAAATCCCTTGGGCCGTTATCCGAATACGAAACGTTATTAAGATCAAGCATGGTCAGTTTTCTCCTTGTGCAACTGTGACCGTGGATGGATCGACAAACTGCATGCCTTCTGGGCGAGGCCCGGACATTTTTTCAAACAGTTTGCCAAGGTGGGGTTCTTCAATAGCATCAAGCCTACCGCTACGATCCTTTGCTGGATAGCCCCATTGATTGAGAGTGTGGCAGACAAAAGCACGAAACATATTGCCCTCATCTGACGTAAGCGTAGCCATTGTGATGACCTCATCAACAATGCCGGGAAGTTCACGGCCTGTCTTTGAGCCTTCGATTTGCAGATCATATGTCTGCCTACCGTAGTCATCAGTCTTCTCATCCAGAATGCCAACAAAGATGACATTCTTTTCGCGGATGTGTTGAAGCTGAGTCAGCCAAGCCATCATCTCACGACCTTGTGCGCCGTACACTGCACGAGTGTCCAGCTTGCCGGTGCGGTCTGACCGCGCCTCTGGCTGATTCTGATTATGTGTGAAGCACAGACGCCCTGCTACCGTGATACTATCAATGAAGATGGTATCGTACTTTTGCAGTACGGATTCTGGATCACCGTACATCTGACACACATACTCATAGTGAGCCATACTGTACGGAGAATCATCACTTAAAGCGGGGTTCCCGCCACCGAGGAAGCATGCAAAGTCACGGCACTCTTGCCAAGTGCGCGGCCTAATGACATCGACTTCACAGCCCTCAATGGCGGCATCACCGGCCTCCAAGTCCATGAACAAAGTCTTGTCCATGTCCAAGGTACGCACCAGTGATGTTTTCCCCACACCAGACTTACCCGCGACCACAATTTTGTGGCCGCGCTTTTCGGCAAGTCTCTCTGCGGCGGAAATAATCTGCATCATATTTTATCCCTTCTCTTGGATATCAACGGATACACCTTGCGGCAGAACAGTGCGCGCTTCGGATAGAAGTGCTTTGATCTCCGGCGGTGCATTTTGGAATTTAGCTTCGGCAATAGAATACTTGATTGAAGCGTAATGCCGAGCCGCGTCAGGATCCATCCGGTCAAGGATGTTGGCTAAAGCCTCCTGATCCCAATCAATACGCTTACGAAAATCTAAGGTGATCTTGTGTCCACCAGACGTAACCGTTGTCGAGCCAAAGTCCTTGCCCTGCTGGGCAAGATTTTGCATCGCTGGTTCCGTAAACATATCTTCAAGGGTGTTTTTCACAATCTTCAGTTGCGCCTGAAGGCTTGCGATTTGTGATTTAAGATCGTCGTGATGCTCTTTGAGCGACGACAAATCATTCCACATAGGCATATCTGTAGCGTTCATTGAACCCTCCTGTTGTTAAGGTCGTCAAACCTTCATCAACATAGGGTAGCAATCATCGCCTGTCAACAGCCTTTTTAGAAAGATACAAATCTATTTGATGAACGGCTTTCATCAACTTCTTTTTTATTTTGAAATCAGCAGTTTCAAATCCTTTAGCGTCTTCAACTATCTCTTGTTCGGTTCCGTAGTCGTCTACCTGTTTATATCTAAAGTCTGCAATATAGCTACATATCTTGTGATCATTCACAACGATGTCGTACTTGACCTGACGCTCTAGGTCTATGATGTAACCGCCTCGCGCCATAGCCTGTAACTCACCCCACCTTTGTGCCTCCCATTTGGAATCAAAGGTAATGCCATCGACAGTGGTCTTTTTCGCGCCGTACTTGTTCTTGCGTCTATATGGATACATGGTAATATGTGGGCTGTTTTGGTTATCTTTGGGAGATTGTGATGAAACAGGCAAAGCAAGTCAAGTCGGTAGGTGTCGATATAGACACATATAACAAGCTTCGCGCTATGGCTAAAGACGAACATAGAACCATTGGCTTACAGATTGCCAAGTTGGTCAAAGACGCATACGATAAAGATTATGGCAGCAATGTGGCCAGCATGGGGATCGGATCAGCTACACGGGGGTAAAGATGCCCTATGAATGGATGCTTATTCTTGTAACGGCGGTAGCGCCCACAGAGTACGATGTGGTCGCGCTATCGTCTGCTGAAACTCACGAAGAGTGTCACAGGCTATCTGTGTATGTGGATGCCGACATACAGCGTGAAGACAATCAAGAGATGATGTGTATTAAGCTTGATCCTCTAAAGCTCTCATACGGGCCACAAGACGCTTCGCTCGATTGGTAACTTGGTCGTACCATCTGGAATCGACCATAGCGTCGGCTGCGGCGTTCCATGACCTTGCGTCTACAGCCGCCTTCATGTCCTTGAATTTTGAAAGACGCGGCCTTCCCATATTGAACATCATATTTGCAACGATCAATTGCACTTCTTCTGGCAGATCGTCAAAGTCTGGGTACAGAACTTTGCAGTCATCTATCATCACCGCACAGTCACGAGCAAACAGGTGGCGCACACGTTCATCGCTGACGACGGTGCCGACAGACTGTCCATGCTCGTCGTCACCTTCTACAATGAGGTGGCCCACACCACAGGTGGGTAGTGCTAAGTGATCCAAATAAATAATGTGTTGCCCATTTTCGTTAAGCTTCACACCTTCATCATCGGCAATCTCTTGCCGGAGTTTATCCATATCCATTAGAGATATTCCCTATTTATAAGACCCGCTGTTGGGCCGCGAAGTCCAAGAGCGCCTGCTATGCCCGGATTTTGCGCTGCTCGTTGACGAATGGTGCTAGTTGGAGCAGTTGTTGAGCTAGGAGTCGGTGCCGGTACATTTGTACTGGTTGTTGGAGCTATGCTTGGAGACAAAGGTTGCGACACATCTACATCACCTATAGCTGAAGCTGGATTGGGGGCAGAAAAATTCTCCATAGCGAATCTAATTTGTTGATCAGCAGATCTTGCAGTATCTTCTGCAAGCTGACCCGGAGCTTGCACAAGTGCAGATGCAATAATTTTTCCAAGACTCGCGGCGCGTTCTTCTGGAGATATTCCCTTTTTAAGATTGTTATAATCACGCACAACCTTTTTGTATATTGGCGCAGAACTCAACAGTCTTCCAGTCGTGCCGAGCCTGAGTAAAGTACCAAGGTTTGACAAGGGACTTGCAGCAATATTAGCAGCAATAAGATCGCCGCCCTCCACTGTTCTAGCGTTGAACTCAAGAACCCTTCCAAATGCAGTCATGTCATCGCCCATCTCTTTTCCAAAGATGGCTTGCAACTTTCCTCCTTTGGAGGCGTCGGTCATGGCCTTGGCAAATTTCTTTAGAGCATCCCCCTTGACCATTACGTCAGAGCCAAAGTCCTGCAAAAGATTTTGCATGTAAAACGCTTTTACTTGCTCTCTTTGTGCATCGTCCAAAACATTAATAATGCTTGAAATGTTAGAAGAACTAGCTCCGGGGGTAGATATTAGCTGTGCAGCCTCAATAGTAGCGTCTGGGTTATTGGAAGCGATTTTAGTAAAGATAGTATTGTTTTTTAGAGTTAAAGCGTCTTCTTGCGCCTTGGCAAGATTACGCATTGCATTCACTAATGCGTCAGGCGCTCTATTGCCGGTCAATGCAGACAAAGCTTTCTCAACATCAGTCGCAGAGCTTCCTCCGGGGATCGTTGTTAAGCGAATTTGATTCGATAGATTTTTAATTTCATCAAGATTATCACCGAATAAAACTTTGCCGGTAGCTCCCAAATCATCAATTGCTGTCGCAAAAGCTGCGCCCCTGAAAACCAGAGGGTCATCTGACTTCAACGCTGTTTTTGCTACTGCATCTCTTAAATATTCAGATGCAAGGCGCTGCCTTAAATCTTCCGCAGCCTGTTTGCCTGCGTTTTTGGTAACAACATCAAGGGTTTTTTTCAAAGCTTCTGGCTTGCCGGTTTTGACAATAGCTTTAAAGAAATCAACGTTAGGAGGAATTTGGCCTGTCCTTACTGCATTCATAAGGTTTTTGATGCCTGTCGCCGTTTCCATTTTGTCAACGGCATCCATGCCTTGACGAAAAAACCTTCTAGCCTCTGGCAATTCTTGCGCGGCTTGCATAAGAATGGCCATTCCTTCTGAATCAATCGCTTTCCCTGCTGTAAGGCCAGCAGCTTCTATGGAAGCTGGAGACATAAGATTGTCGGCCAACTTAACCGCATCTTTTAAAAGCGAACCTCCACCTGACCCTTGAAAAGAAAAAGAGGCATCAAACAACTCTCTGCGAAGATTATACAATTGACCAAAGGATGCTTTGTTAGACAATCCTTTGAATCCATTAATAATTGCTTGTGCTGCTTTTGCTTCAGAGGCAGCAGAAGGAGACAGACCAGAAGCTTGAATCGCTGGACCGTATTGCTTTTGCAAAATATCTGCCTGCGCTTTCAACAAAGTTGTATCAAGAATGCCCTCACTACCCACAGCTTTTTTAATTGCAGCATCAATTGACGCATATTTTGTGGCTGACATTTCATCAAAGTTTTTAAGCGCTTGACCTAAAGATGAAAAGACAGCTTGATTTAGGTTTTCATCCTTTGCCGCAGCGGCACCCATATCTGCGGCTATGGACTCAAAAGTACCTATGACAGATTCTTTTGCCTCTCTCTCTGCATTTTTTAACGCAGCATTTTTAGAAGAGATTGACGCAATAAGCGTTCTACCGGCCTCTTCATCTGTTATTTGTCCAACAGGAACACCTATCTCATCCTTGTAGCCATTAATTTTTTTCATCATGGCATCATAATTTTCTTTGAGCCTTTTGGACCCACCAAGAGCCTTCTCACCAATTTTTTGTTGACGAGCAAGGATGTTGGAACCGCCCACAGCACCTATGGATGGCGTCATGCCCATCTCCATAGACATGCCAGCCAACTTTAAATCTTCTTCTGGAAGAGCAGATCCTTTCATGCCTCTGATGAATGGGGCTACAATTTTTATCGCCCCGCCGATAGCCAATTCAGAGCCAGCACCAATCAGAAAGTTTACTTTAGCATCTCTTGCAATCTCTTCAGCGCTTTGTGCAGACATACCGCTAAGAATTTCGGCACCTTCTTCTGCAAGTCCAGCGCCAGCCGTTCCAAGGCCAGCCCCAATAGCGCCTCCAATGAAGGTTCCTATGCCGGGCAGAATGGCCGTTCCAAGTGCAGCACCACCTAGAGTGCCGCCAACACCACCAGCAATATCAGGAAGAACCCCAGCGAGATCAGCAATGTCATAACGAGAGAACCCTCTCTCATCAATCATTGTGTCTTTTTCTAAATCAATGCCTAACTTCGCGCCACCAGATTGGGTGATGCCAAAGTTGCCGAGTCTATCACGGAAGTAATCACCTTCTCCGAGGCCATATATGTTTCGCAGGGCTTTTTCTTTTTCATCAGGATTTTCAGCAGCAGAAAGCACGGCGCGAAGACTTGCGTCTTTGATGCCGGAAGTTTTGTCGATCAATTGTTCTTGTTGTGTTTGTTGCTGAAGCGCAGATTGTTGCCGTCTAGCTGTGCTAGACCTGCGCTTAGTCCGAATAAGTTCAGCTAATTTTAGCTCCTCTTCAATAGTGGGTTTGTCTCCCGCTATTTTTACCGTGAAGCTTTCATTAGGGAGATTAACTTTTATTTGTCCCAAAGATCATCTCCTATTGAGTAAAGTCGTATACTTGATTTCCAGCGTCATCTCTAGTGAAGTTGAAACTATCTCCCACGTTGTCGCTGATAGATCCTTTTTTATAAAAGGCTCTATTAATGCCGTCGCTAATTGCTTTCCTAGCAAGATCATATTCTTCTGGAGATTGATATCTGTCCCTATTATCAAACTTTTTAAGAGCGCCGGTTATTTTAGATTCAGAGGCTTGGAATATGGTTCTGACTTCCTCAAGCCTATTGAGAGCGCCTTGTGGGTCAGTAAGGAAGTTTACCTGCCCTAAAAGATTTTCAATGTTTTTAACATCAACGTTAGAAATTCCGTTACCTGTTTCTTGAGTGAGGAACCTCTTGAACTGAGCAATAAGCCTCTGTCTAATTGCATCGGCCTCTTGTACTGGCATTTGTCTTTCAGAATTGCCTGTATATTTTCCATCTTTATCGAACTGTGGAACAGCTCCAGCCTCGTAACCAAGAGAAGCCGCCCATTGTTGATAAACTTCGTAAGCTTTTTGTCCGCTTATCCCTGCAAATTCCCCAGCGTCTGTCCTTGAAGCCTCAATAATTTTGTCTCGCAAAGAGTCAAGACTATTCATTCCATCCGTAACGTCAGCCAAAGCTTGACCTAAAGTTTCAGCTTGTTCAGCGGGATACAAAAATACAGGGCGTCCGTCTTTCTCTTTTATGCCCATGGTAATTTTAACTGGCATCGTGTTGCCCAAAGGCTCCCAGTCTTTTGTATTGCCAACTTTAAAGTTAGGCTCATTTGCTTCCGCTAGTGTTTTTTGCCATGCAATCTCTGCGTCGAACCCAGCTTTTAGAATTTCCAAATCACGAGTGGCTTCTGTCTTCTTATCAAAGTCCTCTATGGCCTCAATTCTAGCCCTTTGATCATCAAGAATCTTATCTCTTCGACCAACAAGATATTTAGTCGCCTCATCAAGAGACTTCGCCCTTGCGAGTCTATCCTCTTTCGAGGCTCCAAGAGCATATTGACCAGCAGCAATCTGAGCTTCACGAGCTTCTTTACGAGCCTGTGCCATTAGAGGCAGGGCTTTCTCTCCAGCTTTTCCTGTTTCGGACAGTAGTTCACCTACATCAAAACCTTTACCAGCTTTGTTTTGCATAAGCGCCAAGCCAAACGCTGTAAGAGCAGCAGAATTGTCTGGCTGACCAGTAATGTCGATACCGGTAGCGTCAGAAAATTCTTGCTTATACTCCTCCATGGTTTTTGCTCCAGATGGAGCGTTGCCAAGCAAAGTATTGTAATTATCGAAAGACTCTTTCAATAAACCAGCGTAAAGATTGCTTTTTTTCTGTTGAGTAGTTTGACCGACGCCAGCAGCGCTACCAGTCTCACTAAAGTCTTGTTCACCCGTTCCTGTCATAAGCAGAGGGTCGCCTATCTGATCAACACCCTTGCCACTCTTACCACCCTTGCCGCCTTTGCCGCTGCCATCACCAGAAGAGGTTCCAAGTCCTTCATTAATAAACTGAGAAACAGTATTGTAATCCACAGCATCTAATTCATCTGGCGCAGGAAGTTTGGGACCACCTATTCTTTCCGCTATTGGGTCATCAAATTCATTTCTCATTAAAGCTGAGTCACCAATGATTTGGCCGGTGGTCGAGTCTATATAAACACTACCATCTTTTTCTGCGGCAGCTTGTGCAGCGGCAAGTTGACTGCGGAGCGCAGCATCTTCATCAGCATCAATCCCGGTTTGCGCGTATGTAGGACCGCCAGCAATGATGCTAGACGCACCAACAGGGCCGGACCTTGGAGCAGTGAGTGCTTCTGCCAATCCTGTGTACCTATCACGTTGAGCTTTCATGCTGGCTAATTGAGGGAATATTTCACTTTCTAAATATTTCTCATATTCACTGGGGCTGCCAAGGCTTATACCACCCATAGATTCTGGAAGAGCAGATTGTACAGCAGCAGCGAGAGGAGCAGCAGCTATTCCCGTGCCTCTTACGCCAAGATCTACACCTTTCATTCCGGCATTAAGAGCAAGTCTCAATAAGTTTGCTCCAACAGAATCATCAAGAGGCAAACCAAGAGGGTTATTATCTGCGTTGTAATATGTTGGACGAGGAATTTCGTCAACTTTCGCTAAATTGGCGTCCAGCCTATCTTGGAACGGTTGAAAAGGATTCTGCTGTTCTAAGAATGCTCTGTAAGTTTGTTCGCCTCTAGCATTTCTGGGGACTGTAGATGTCCCTGAACCGGCGGCCATTTTCCGCGCTCTTTCCAGAATTGCCTCAAAATCCGTTACGCCATTCGCCATCATGCGCCCCTATTTAGACTGATTGCCAGACTGCACACCCTGAAGGGCAGTGTAAGCACCCACACCAGCTAAGAACGGATTAGTGCTTGGCGTAACCGCTGTTCTAAATGTGCTGGCAAGATCAGCACTTGGCGAACCTTTAAGCATTTGTTGGCCAAGTTGAATTCGCGTGAACGGCTCTTGCGCTTGCTGCAACTGATTCTGCCGCTGTGCCTCAAGAACTTGCGACTGATAGTTACGACCTATTTCTCCAAGAGATGTAAGCATGCCAAGGTCAGCGCGGCCAAGCTCTGAGCCTACACGGCCAATGTCAGCCATTGTGGCTCCAAGGTTGCCATATGCAGAGCCAATGCCACCCATGAGTTTTGCGGCGTTCTGAGATGCTGTGAGGGCTGTATCAAAGCCTTTGCGTTGAGCCTCACCAATCGCTGCAAGCCTACGGCCTTCTGCCTCGCCCTCTTGCGCTCCGTAACGTGAACCACCAAATGCGCCAACACGATCTGCTTGTGCGGCCATTTTCTGACGACCCATCGCTGCTTGACGATTGATTTCGTCAACCACAACATCTTGATATGGGTTCATGTACATATCTACAGCAGCGCGTGGGTCTGCCAACATACCAAGGCCACCAGCCAAAGCACCAGAACCGGCAGCAGCTTGACCTCCTGCGCCTCTGATAAATGGCGCGTATGAGCCAAACATCTCTGGTGCAAGTCGCAGTGCTTCTTGTTGCAGAGGATCAAGCCCAGCGACTTGGAACTGAGGAAGACCAAGAGCGCTATCCAACAAACCTTTGGAGGTTTGTTTGTCGCCATCAAAAGTACCAAAAGCGGACTGTAAAAGCCGCTTTTCTAGTCCTTCAAGGTACGGCGCTAATCGCTGTACGGATTCAACGGTTTGGACTGCCATCACGCCATCCTTTCAAAAGCATCCATAAGCTCATATTGAGCCTGAATGCCCATTCTTGCAGCTTCATCTTTATTTTTTGCGCCCATCATCTTGCCCAAGCCTTCATTGGCGTCTCTGGTGTGAACAAACTCACCAGCCAGTAACAAGGCAGGAACATCATCTTTTGTCCCTGACCCTTCGCTTGGATCAATGCCGCCATTGCGACGAGGGAAGAAGTCTGGCTCTCCACCAGCCTTCATGTATTGGATGCCGCCAAGTTGACCGCCGGGGCCGCCCTGACCAAATGGCCTGCGCTCATATGAGCCTTGTGGCTCTTCTTCATCACCAGCAAGCAACTGCGCGACAAGGCCAGCAGCAATGCCTTCACCCATCTGTGTATTCAGTAATTTGAACAGTAGGTTACCTTCTTTTTCGCCAGCAAGGTTCAGACTACGAAGAAGCTCACCACTCATGGTTAAATCTTTTCCAGCATCAAGCGCCTGTCCTTTGCCGATCACAGACGCAATGCCTGTTCCTCCGCTCGTATTGGCTGGTGTTGTGGTGGCAATTTGATTTGTTGGTGTTGGGGCAGTCCCAGTTGTTAAAAGAGGATTGCCTTGCGAAGCCTGAGTCGCTTGTGCCGCTTCTGTGCCAAATCCATCCATGATGCCGCCACTGAGTCCGCCAACAAGAGCGTCACGAAGCGCATCTTTAGGTTTGCGGCCAAATGCTAATGAGCCAATTCCTGTGCCAAGAGCGGAACGAATGAATGGATTTTGGATGCTTGATAAAAATGGCAATCCACCGACCATGGGGCCAAGAACGGCGGGAGCAGCAATTTTTAAAATATCTTTTAATTTCATATCACGAAACCGATACTGTTACTGACCCTAACGACGTTGTTGCGGATGCGCTATCAGGAACCGCTGTATCTAGTAGCGAAATCTTAACATCATTGCCAATTCTAAACAAGGTTCCGACCTCTAGTCCAGAATCTGACGTTGGCATCTCTGTAAGAACTGTTTTGGTAGCTCTTCCTTCACCCGGATTTTGTACAATATCTACGAAAAAACCTAAGGCTCTTATTAGATCATCCATATGCTCCTGCGTATAAGTTTCAGGCGCGTCAGGAAATCTTGGGAAATTTATTATCCTGCTGGACACTAACGTCTCCCATCAGGGCGAATATCTATCCTTGGCGCTCCCAGCTTCCAAGTTGTTCCTGCGGTGCTAGAAGATATTTTAAAGGCAAAAGACCTCCCACGAAGACGCACATCTATTTCATTTGTCCATTGCTCCACAGGAGTGGTCGCCGTTCTTGTTACGCCCTGTGTGTTGGTTTGATTGAAGTTTGCACCGGGGTATGGCCGCGCACTTACCGTCAAATCAACGGAGGGACTGTTGTTGTCGGATCCAACAAATGACAAATCAGGAACAATTCTTCGGGTTAGTACAAAACGATCTCCTTCACCAATGTCCATATCACTGGATTCGATGAAGGCCGTCATTGCTGATCCATCGTCGTCTGATCCGATCTCGTGATTGTACAGATAGTTATCACCGTCAGAGTCTTGGCCAGCAGCTATTGGAAATTGTTTTGTTCCTCTGTTAAGCCACGCTGTACGACCTAAGTTTCCATAATACCAAACTTTTTCTAGGTAATTATAGATTACATATTTG